GTTGGGCCAGGTGGCCTCCTGCGGGCCCGTCGCAAGACGGAGCCCGTGGAGTTCGGCCGGCAGCATGCGCCCCGAGGCCTCAAGACCGTCGACGATCGCTTTCGCGACGTCCAACGGGATGAGGTCTGAGGCTGCACGCAGGTCGGACGACACCACCTCGCCCACACACCCTTCTAGTTCTCGCACTATCTCCCTCGGGTTTCCCTCAAGAGACGCCCTAGTCATCGGCCACTTTCGTAAACCGAGCATAAGCCGCCGTCGGGCGAGGTGCGCAAGCACGAGCACGTGCCGCTGAGTTGCGGTCACGATGCGTACTTTGTGCCCCCGTTCGAGGACGGTGGCCACCCGTGCTTTCGGCACAGGCGGCCAGATGTCTTTGAGTGCGGCCCCTATCAGTCTGAGTTCCGAAAGGATTACGTGCCATTGCTGTGGCATCTCATCCGGACACTCAGCCTCGATGGGGTCCGCCAACTCGAGGAGCTCGGCGATATCTGCCGTCAGTCCCCCCTCGGCCCTCGTCTTCTTGTACGTAGCAGAGCTCCCCGACAGGAGCTGCATGCTATGTGCAATTGACGGGGTCTTCGGGAGGTACCGACGGGCCCAATCGCGGACCCAGCTGCTCAACGAACAGAGCAACTGAGGGTCGGTTACGAATTCGGTGGCCAAATCCCGCTGATGGCGGGTTAGGGCCTCTTCGACCTGCCGATCTGAGCCGACCGGGAGCGCACGTCCAACATAGGACGCCTGCGCCCAGGCCGACTCGGATCTCCGGGTCCCTTCCGGACAAGATTTCCAGATCCAGTGTTTTGGTTGCCTGCTGGTGTCCGCACTAGAGTGCGTAACCCAGGCGATCCGGGCACTTGATGCGAACCTTTTAAGGTCCGCGATCATATACTCTGTTCCTCTTGTTCGGTCTAGAACCCCGAGCTTTCTCCTAACATGCTGGTACCATACCAGCATTTCAGGCTTGATCTCCGTAGAGGTGAGGGGGAGCCCTATGATGGCCGCGGCTGCAGCGTCCCAGGCAAGCATAGCTTGTTCGGAGCGCCCGCCAATTGCGGATACCACAGGTTTTCTCCCTCCCCTCTTCCTCTGTCCACCCATAGTGGTCCCCCGTCCGGCTAATCCGGACGGCGCTGACCCCATGCTAGTAGACATGCCTGGACCATCCATCGCCCCTTTCGGGTGGGATTGGATGGCCGGGGTGTCAACTACATGCACCGCCGCGGGAGAAAGATAGGCATCTTCTCCAGC